AAATCGTTGATTTGGTTGCGGGGAATGACCTATGACACCCTGACAGTAGAATTGCAGAAAAATCGGGTTTTTGCTGTAGTGGTGAACAGGGTTCTCAGTGAGACTCACTTGCGAACCACCGACACAGCAGGTTGACCCTGATTAAAGGTAGTATCAACAACCGACTGAACTGCGCGGGCAGTAGTGATACCAACCTTGTTGTAGACAGGAATACAAACCAGACCGAACGATTTGCTATACTGACTGAGGTTGCCAGGTTCAATAGCACCCGACCGCAGATTAGCAGCATCATCGTGATGCAAACGGATCACACGACCGATAGTTTGAGAGATGCCAATGTAGTCCATGTTCCGCATAAACAACACTGCTTCCAATCCAGATACATTGATGCCCTCAGATAGGATGCTATGATGTAGCACAACGAACTTCTTAGAGTTGTCTTTGCCCCATGCAGATAGAGTGTCGAAGAATACTTCCCGATTGACTTTGCGACCGTCAATAACAGCACCAGTCTTGGCAGTAATGTACATCCAAGAGTAACCGCGTTGATTGAGTTCGTAGCAGAAATCAGTTTCTGACACCAGAGCAACAATCTGTTTGGTTGCCTTAGCACAAATCAAAATCTTACCGACTTTGTTGTCATCAATCGTTTCCAGCAGGTTCTCAGCATCTCGGTCAAAGTTGGTCTGCTTTCCAGTCACCATCGGCAGTTGCTTGACAATCACTTTAGGAGGCACAATGAAACCACCTTTAACCAATTCAGGAGCAGGAACTTGGCAGATAACCTGACCATAAACCTGAGGAATGTTCATCCCAGGTTTGAATGGAGTGAGAGAATGTTTGGGAGTTGCAGTAAAGAAATAGCAACGATTTGCAGATGCAGCAAAGTGCTCAGTTGCAGGGAAAAAGTGTCTCTGAACCGAGTTATGTGCCTCATCGAAGTAGATTGTGTCCACATCAATCTCTGCCTCTTGCAGACGATTTAGAGAGTGATAGGTAGTGAAAATCAGTTGGTGACTATTTGTGACCTTGCAACCAACATCGTGTGCTTGAATGTCAGACACTTTGGTGCTGCTATAATGATGAGTTTCACCAGAGTGAACGTGCATCACTTCAGCATCAGTGATAAACTCCAGAAACTCAGAAGAAAGTTGCTCAGCAAGCAAAATACGCGGAGCAACTATAACAATCGTCTGAGGAGTTTGTGATTGCAACTGACGCAAAGCATCATAGATCATCTTCAGAGTTTTTCCACCTCCAGTCGGAACGATTAGTTGACCTTTGTTATGCTTTTGCATTGCAGCAACAGCACGTTCCTGATGTGGTCGAAGTTGGATTTGCATTTGCGTCATTATCTAATAGTGGGACACTTTAAAGGCCCCAGATTGTTATCAAACAGATACAAGTTTAGAGGACTTCAGGTTTTCAATTCCAATCTTTTGAGGGATGGCACCAATAATTTCCCAAGGTTCAACATCATTTGCCAACATTCTGGCAGCAGCATATTTAATTACAATTTTATCCAACTCTTTCATGAGTTTAATCGTATCTTCTCTGCGAGCATCAATATCATCATGAGATGATGCCTGACTATCAAACAATGCTACATTGAAAGTATCTTGATTTGCAATGAAGTTCTCCATAATTTGAACATACAATCGCAGCACACGCGTGTTATCACCAAGAGCACCAGTTGTATTCAGCAGATCTGCACCAATTCCAGCATCATTGAGAAATTGTTGTGCTTCAGTGCGATTGAATGCTTCAATTACACCTTTCCGTTGAAAGTCAAGGCTAATTCGTTTTGAGATTGCTTCAATCTTTTGAGAACTCCAATTTAGATCAAGAGTGCGAATCCAATCTGCAATCTTTTGCTTGGTGCGATCTTTGCGATGCTCAAATCGTTTCCGACCAATCTCTTCAACTTCGGCATCAGAAATTACTTTTTGACCATCACCTTTGTTTGCACTTGCACGAAAGTCATCCAGACAATCTTCAAAGGTTTCTTGAAACTCAGTCCTCGTAGATTCATCTATTTCATATTCAGCAAAAATCCATTCCTTATATCCAAGTTCCAACAAATTTTTGTGTCGGTTAAAACCATTCATCAAGTTGTTATTTGGATAAACCGATGGAGTAAGTTTAGTTACATCAATGCCCTTACTGAGAGAGTTTTGAAGGGACTCATTATCACCAGTTCCACTAATCCTTACAGAGTTATCTGTATTGCCATTCTTATCCTTTGTATTGACTTGAGTGAGTTTAATCCAACGATACTTGTTAAACTTCCACCCAGGATAAGATTCTGGTTTGGGGAGAGCATTTTCTACTTCATCCCTAATCTGTGGATTCACATTTCCTTTGGGGATTTGAATAAAATTAGACATAATTAAGTTGATTGCTGAAAGCAGTACAAAGAGAGTCTAACAACTTTGGGAAGGGATGTCAAGCCCTGGTCTTTACCAATTCTTGGCAATGTTGAAGTTATTGTAACTGAAAACTCGACGATTGACAAGTTTGAATGTACCAAACTGATTGGTCATCACATAACCTTCGTGGTCACATTCATCGTCACCAACGTAACAAGTCACATCCTCTTCGGTAGTGATACCTTCCATCAGCAATTCCTTTGCTTGAGTGAGAAGATTGAACAGCAGCAGCAAGTTACCACTCAGGCAGTCAATCTCACGACCCTCACGAATACATTTGTTAATTGCAATCTTCAGGTCTGCTACTTCTTTTGCATCAGGGTACTTAACAAAATTGCTAACCACACTTGCAAGACCAAGAATGTAATCAATCCTACGACGACGGGAGGTAAAGTGTGCATCTACATTCAGAAACTTAACATCAGGAGATTGCAGTTCCTCATCAACACCGAAAGATGCAACTGCGTCTTTGAGATGAGTAGAACTGGTGTAGGAAGTGTGAGCAGCAATGATCACATTCTCTTTCACAAGACGACCGAAGTTGTATTCAATGGTGTTGGGTTTGTAGAAGTCATTACCACCGAAACCGATGAAATCACCCTGCACAATACCTTTGATGCGAGGGAGATTATCAAAACAAACATGCAGAATAGATGCCACTTTGGGCACATCACCATGATTTACTTCAATGTCATGGTGAGAATAATTGATCTTGATTTTTCTCTTGTTGAATACACTTTTCGTACCCACAAAGAACCTACCAGTGAAAGGACAAGTACCCCACACAATCGCAGGAGCACCGTCATACTTTACACTGAGAGTAGAATTACGTTCGCGCAGAAACTTAATAACCTGCTGAGCAGATTGCTTGCCCAGCAGGATCTCATCCTCAGGATGTTCCATGTGAAGGTTCTTCATACTATAGGGACAATTTCAAGGCCCCAGGTTCAATTACTTTGCGTCAGTGAGTTTTGTGAGTTTGACTTTACTTGGAGGAATACCTCTTCTTTCTGCTTCACCTTGTTTTGCCAGTTCCTGTGCAAAACGATGTCCTCTTCTGGTAATATCTTTTCTCTGTGCTCTTGACATTCCAACTACAGCTCTCTTTGGTTGATCTGCAGGTCTCTTATCAACTTCTGCTGCTTTCTTTGCAGTCAATTTTCTTGCTTGAGCCGAAAGTTCTGATGCTTTTGGTTTTGATTTTGCTGCTGGTGTCGATGCTTCTCCACCTTTTTTAGCAGCAAGTCTTGCAAGTGCTGCTTTCTTTCTTTCTGCTTTTGCTGCTGCTAATTGTGCAGATGCTGCACTTCCACGTTCTTGTGTTGGTTCTGCGGTTTGTGAACCTCTTTGCTTACCAATATCGGTTCTTGATTTGTAGACAGATGGTTGTCTTGTTTCACCTGCTTTTGCCTGTTTCATTCTACGCATTTCGGGAGCAGTTTTCTTTCTTTCTGCTCCAACTCTACCACCTTCACCAGTCTTTCTAATTGATGCAGATTTCATCAGATCCGCATCGTATGCTTCAGCAACAAATTGAGAAAACGTCTTCATCTGAATACTTTTCTAAGTATTTATTAAATCACAAAAAAGAGGGCTTTGCAACCCTCATTGTGACACTATTTGAATTGTCCTACTCGTTCTCTACGAAGTTTGAGAAGATTGTCGTAGGTTTTCTGTTGACCTTCAGTAAAGACAAAATCCTGCTTTCTCCAGATTTCCTGAAGTTCTCGCAGGTCGCGCATAATTTCGTGAGATTTCATGATCAGTCGTTGATAGCAGTAACGTGAATGACTTTTGCTTTAGGATTTCGTGCGATTGCAACTTCTTTTGCGTCTTGATAGTCACGGGCATAAACTTCTTCGTAGAATGTTTTCC